CTGCGGTATTTCAACAGAATCTAGATTAAAAAGCAAATCTGTTGTATGGGATGTTGGAAGAGTATTTGAAATACCACGTGATGATATTTCAGAGATAACGCAAAAAGTCAGGCCAGATTTATATCCTAGGGATGCTGTAAAAGTTTGTATGGAAGAAGAAAGGGAAGGTAAAAAGTTTTCAAAAAATTATCCAGAAGCATCAAAAATATCCATTAAGCTTGAAAATCAACTTCGTCATTTTGGTCAACATCCGGCTGCCGTTATCATATCAGATAAAAACTTAACTGATGGTGAAAAGGGTGTTTTTCGATTTCAAAATGGAAATCTTGTAAGTAGTTACGATATGGAAGATAGTGAGTATGTTGGATTAATGAAATTGGATATACTCGGTTTATCTACATTGTCTGTTTTGTCGGAATGTAAGCGTTTGATTAACAAAGAAGACCCAAGTTGGGATTTTCATAAAATTTCATTCGATGATCAAAAGGTATTTGATACATTAAGTAAAGGACGAACATCAGGGGTTTTTCAATTCAGCCAAAGGCCTACTACTGAACTTTGTAAAGAAATGGGGATTGATTGTTTTGAAGATATGATTGCCGCTGTTGCTTTGAGTAGACCAGGGCCAAATAATAGCGGTATGACTGAAAACTTTATTAAGAGAAAAAAAGGAAAAAAATGGAAACCTGGTAACAAGATTTACGAAAAGATAACCAAAGATACTTATGGAATATTGGTTTATCAAGAACAAGTTATGAAAGTTATCAGTGAAGTTGCTGGATTGCCGGAAAGTACTGCTGATAAAATTAGAAAAATTATTGGTAAAAAAAGAGATTCGAATGAATTTCAGATTTACAAAGAAAAGTTTTTTGAAGGTTGTGAGAATGAAAAAACTTTGACGGAAGACGAAGCCGAAACATTTTGGAAGGGGTTGATAAAATGGGCCGATTACGGGTTTAATAAAGCCCATTCGGTTGGTTATGCTTATTTGGCGTATTGGACTGCTTATTGTAAAGTAAATTTCGAAACTGAATTTATTTGTTCTAGTCTTACTTATTCAAAAAAAGACGAAAAGCAAAAATTGATTGACGACGCGTTATTTCTTGATATTAGAATAATGCTTCCGAAAATATCAAAGTCTGATGCCATTAGTTGGATTATTGAAGACGAAACAATTTATGTTCCGTTTTCTGAAATAAACTCTGTTGGTGAAGCTGGGGCAAAAAAGATTGTAAAGCCTGAGACAAAAAATGTGGGTTTTTTTAATACAACGGCGATTCCTAATAGTAAGACCCAGCTGGGTAGAGTATTAAAAGAAATCGGCGCATATAACTTGGCAGAAATACCAGAACCAGACGTAGTTAAAAAACATTTTCCTTGGTCTTTATCGAATAAAGAAGATAATTTGAGTTTTAGAGAAAAAACAAAACAAAAAAGAAAGGAAAAGAAAGGAAAAGAAATTGGTGGTGAAGTTAATTGTAGCAACAGAAGAACAAGAAATAAAATTGATGAATCAAATCGTAATAGAAGAACAAGAACTTTTTTTACTAAGTAATAGAGAGGTTTAAAAATGGGATCATTACACATAGATTATAGACCAAGAGACTTGAGTGAAGTTGTTGGAAACGAAAAAATTGTAAAGATTATAGAATCAATTTTTGAACGTGAAGACAAAGAAGACATTCCAAATACTTGGTTGTTTTGCGGCCCAAGCGGTTGTGGAAAAACTACATTGGCTAGAATTGTTTCGAAAATGTTGGGTTGTAGTCCGGTTGATACTAATCAGGATTATCAAGAAATTAACGCAAGCAATACGCGCGGGATTGATACAGCAAGAGAAATTATTAGTTCAATGAAGTTTAAACCAATGACCCCGGATAGCGAATGTCGGGTGTATTTGATTGACGAAGTTCACCAAGGAACAAAAGATTTTCAGAATTCGTTGCTAAAAGCTTTAGAAGATACACCGAAACATGTTTATTTTATGCTTTGTACTACTGACCCTCAAAAATTGTTAAAAACTATCAAAACGCGATCTTCAATATTTGAAGTACAAAGCCTTGATAAACCGGAGTTGATAGAATTGGCTGAAGAAGTTTTGGAAAGCGAGGGTATTCTTGAAGATGTTGATGAAGATGTAGTTGAGGCCTTAGTTAGTTCAGCTGATGGATGTCCAAGGCAACTTTTAGTTAATTTAGATCAAATTATCGATCTTGAACCGGATGAAATGAAAGACGCTATAAACTCATTGAGAGAAAGCAAACAGCAAACAATAGAATTATGTAGAGCTTTGTTAAAAGATAAATGGGTTGATGTTTCGGAAGTTTTAAGCGGATTGAAAGAAGACCCAGAGCGTGTAAGACAAGCAGTCAACGGATATATGTCTTCAATATTACTGAAGCAGAAAAATTTGGATAATGATATTTCAAAACGGGCTGCTTTGGTATTGGATTGTTTTAGCGAAAATTTTTATTCAAATGGAAGACCGGGGCTGGTTAAAGCTTGTTCTGATGTTTTCATTTAGAAGGGGGTGGTTGGATTGATTGTATTTTTAAAGGCTTGATTCTTGATGTTTAAAAGCGAATTGTTTATTAAAATTTATTTGTTAAATGGAACGGGGGTCAATAAAATATGACTGAATTGAATTATGAAGAAGATATTGCGATTGATCTTGATAGCCTTCATGAAGAATGGAGAATTCACGCATCAATTCGTTTTAAATACGCGTCAGAAGTTTCTTATTGGGAAAAAGTTGTTGAGAAGACTAAACAACGTGTAAAAGTAGTGAGGTCTAAACTCATCCGGCTTTGTAAAGAAGAAAATTCAAAATTTACTTCACAGCAAATTGAAGGTTTTTACAGAGAACATGAAGAACATAAGACAGCAAAAGAAGAAGAAATTGAAGCTTCATATAATTTGTCGATGGCTTGGAATGCTTTGAAAGCTATGGATGATCGAAAATTTGCTCTTGAGAATGAAGTTGAACTTTGGAAACGCGATTATTTTTCAACACCATCAGAACATCGAGCGGTTGAGCATGGGAAAAGGATAATGGACACTAGGGATGAAACAGCAACAATAAGCCGTCAGGCTGTGAATAAAACGCCAAGAAGAAGAAGAAGAAAATGAAAATATTAATTTTATATTTAATTTTATTTTTGCTAATTTTGGTTTTTATAGCTGTTGTTACTAGAATTGTATCTGTGATTGTATTTAGAACATATTATGAAGAAAAGAGAAAATTTTGGAGCTCAAATACTATCGGAACTCAGAATAACGATTGGTCGAGCCAGGATAATGGACGCTATACTTGAATTGAATCTTGAATAAAAAGGAAGATAATATGAGAAAGCCATCTAGAGAAGAAAAGCGAATGAAACTTAAAAACAGAACTCAAAAAAGCGCTGATGAACGCGAAAAAACCGGGATGGGGATTAAATCAATTCTTGATTATACGGTTTTGAACGGAGTAAAAATAAAAAATTATGATTGGGTACCAGAAAAAGGGTCATCAAAGTTAATAGATATTTTACCTTTTGTAATTACACAAAAATGGTATTCAAAGTTGAAAATGAAATCTGGAAGTTTGACTGGGCTTACAGTCGGTGATGAAGAATATAAATTGGAAATCCCAGTTCATAGAAATATCGGCGAAGAAAATTCAAATTTTTTATGTTTACGTTTGGCGTTTGGAGGTAAATGTCCGATTTGCGAAGATTTACAAGAAGAATGGAGCAAGGATAAAAAAGATCAAAATGAGGATTTGATCAATGCTCTTAAAGTTTCTTGGCGTTGTGTTTATAATGTTTTTGATTACGATGATCAAGAAGTCGGAATTCAATTGTGGGACGATCAATCGTTTTTTCTATTTGAAGATTTTCTTTTGGAATCAATTGATCTTGATCCTGATGGTTTGTCGACTTTTTGGGATATTGAAGAAGGAAAAACAATTGAATATAAAACTCGTCAAAAGAAACTTGGTGAAAACGTATTTCATGAAACAAATTCAATCGACTTTATTGACAGAGATGAATATGAAGAAGAGATTCTTGAAAAAACCTTTCCGTTGGATAAGATGTTAATAATACCGACTTATGAAGAAGTTGCTAAAGCACATTTGGGACTTGATGATGATGATCCTGACCCAGACGATGATAACGATTACAACGACGGCTCTGATGACGATCCAGATTCAAATGATTATGGTGATGATCCTGATGATGATGATCCCGACTCGGATCAAGAAGTAAAATTTGGCAGTGATGACTCTGCCGGTGATGATGTTCCTTTCTCCGTTGACCGCCCGTCCACCGTAGAAAAAACAAGAACTAGGACAAGATCAAAACCGAAAGAAGATTCCTTACAAACTGATCAAGGAGAAAAACCCAAACGGACCAGAAAGCGTGGCGGTAGAAACTCTGACGATCAAAAAGAAAAACCAAAAAGAGTTAGAAAAAGGATATAATTATGGAAAATTTAAGTGAATATATAAGCACTAGAGAAGCTGTTGAAATTCATCAAAACAAAGGGTTGGGGGATGTAGATTTTCAAACAATTCGAAATTGGATAAAAAAATACGGATTTGGTATGAAAATTGGCGGTCAATGGAGAATACAAAAGAAATTGTATATCTGCTTTTTGGAGGGAAAATATGAAGAGGATGAGAAAACGGGACAAATCTCTTTCAGAACAGATTGAAGAGTCATCAA